CGCCGCGATTCATCTGATACACCACATTAAATCCTGCTGCAAGACCAGTTTGACTGTTCTTAAATTGTGACTCCAAGAACTTGCCGTCTGCGTAGTTAAGCAGAATCTTCACTGCTGCTCCTGCGGAACAAGCGACTCCGTGGTTTGCGAACTGTAGATGTATCCGTGCAGAGCGTCAGGAATGTGATGTTCCGTCTGAATCTTTGGATACAGACGCATGAGCCAGTCAATGTCCTCACTAGACTGACCATTTGCCCCATACACAGGCTTGAAAGCCTCGCTCACCGCGATCTCACGCCGCCAAACACACATATGGTACGGAGGACGCTTGATGTCGCCAAGGAATCCGTCTTCGTCGCGCCACAGGTGACCGTGAGGATTACCGATACCAAACTCCACATTCATCGGTTCACCATTAATAGTACACCATTGGTTGAATGAGATGCAATCGACATCATGTTCATCAATAGCCTTTAGTATTTTACTCATGTACTCCTTGCTGATGGCGTCATCGTCGTCCAAGAACACAATGTACTTGCCACGTGCTGCTTGCAGCAGATCGTTACGCTTCTCGGCAATGCTCTTGGAGCGGTTGTCCAGTAGAACAAGAATCTCTACTGCCTTGCCTTGACCTGTTGCGTCTGCTTGCTCCTGCAACTGCTTCATCGCTGCCATGAGCGATTCGTTGCGAGACGGAATGGACAGGATCAGAACACTAAACTTGATTTCATTTGCTGGTACTGGCATTGGTTCTCCATTATGAAATTTTCACTATCCAACAACCCTCACCCCAAGGATCGTCGTACCCCTTGTACCCTACTCCGTAGCGGTCTTCGTACTTTCCTTCAGTTTCACCAAAGCAGTCGTGAACAGCATTACGAATATCAGTACACCATCCGTAATCGTGTCCTGCCAAAACGCTACCACTTTTCATTTTTGGCAACCACGCTTCAATGTCTGCCTTAACACACTCGTAACGGTGATCGCCGTCAATAAAAACAAAGTCCAAGGACGAGTCTTCGTATGTAGACGCCATCTGTACAGAATCCCCTTGTTTGGGAGCAATGATGTGTTTGACACGCTCTGTGTTTGAAAGGAACTTCTCGTACAGAGTTCCCGACTTAACAAACTTATCGTTTTGGTGCGGGTCTTCTGTTACACTTTCTTTCCAAGTGTCAACACAGTCTAGGGTTATGCCTTTTCCCGAGTTGTGTATTTCAACTGCCATGAAAGCAACAGACCGTCCCTTCCAACAACCCACTTCTACAAAGTGACTTCCTGTTGGAAAGTACCGAACCATGTTTGCGTACAGGTTAGGAAATGTAAAGTACCCTTCTTCAAAGATAGGGTCTTGCCAAAAGTGTTCAAGCGGTTGCTGCAACATTAAACATTTCCTCCATGTCAAAATTGCGTTCCTTGCGACGCTTGTAGACTTCACCGTCTGCACCGTACATTTCTGCGTTCTCGTTACGGGCGTGGAGTTCATCCCACGGTTCTCCCGTCCACTGGTGCTGAATAATGCAGAGGTCACAGCGACGGAGTTTGCCCAACTTGTGACATACTTGGGTCTGCTCGTCGTCACAGTACAGGGACTTGTATTCAGGGTTGTAAATGTACCCGAACTTTTTGTATAACGGGAATCCCATGACCGTGAGTGTCATCAGTAGATCTTCCTTTGGACGCAGCCCGTCCCAAAACTTGATTGCTCCGTCGTAGTCAGGAAACGACTGCTCAAATGCAGCAAAGATGTAATCATCGTAACCCATGACCACAGGAACCATGTCGTCTGATGCTAGCATGAGAACGTCACCGTCTTCGCCTTCAAGGTTCGCGTTGCACGCTTGGATCTTGCTCTTGGAGTGTCCGTAGCACCACCTAATGTTTGCGTTCATGGCACGAGTGGTAAGCCACTCTTCCATCTGCGGATTGTTCATGGTGGGATCATCCAAATCCATGCTGATCACGAAACGCACATCATGCCGTCCACCAAGAAAGGTTAGGTATCGGCTAAACACAGCCTTGAATTTTTCGGGACGGTTACGAGTAGGAAACTTGATCACCAGTTTGCTCATTATGAATCTCCTTTTTCACTCTTTGGGTCTTGAGCCTTTGCTCTTTCCTATGTGGTATTTAGGACACAGTTCCCACTCTCCCTTTTCTTTGTACGGCAGGATCTTTATTTTGCTGATAGGAACCTTGTTTTCAGTCTTTGCCTTGTCCACAATCTTTACAAGTCCCCACTCTTCCAACAGACACGCAATAGTGTTTCGGCGGCTCAAGTCTTCAGGGCTGATGGATGTGGGCAAATCGTCAAGGGCAAACATCTCTTTGAAGTGGACAATGTAGTACTTGCCCTTCTTGTGCAGAATGTGGCACGACTGCCACAATTTCTTTTCTGCTTTGGACGACACACCAATTCGGGTTAGTGTTTCTCGTACCTTGAGAAAGTCGTCTGGTTTCACTAGAATCACCTCCAATAGATCAGCGGAGGCAATCGTCATGTAGCGTTCTTCTTGTTCCATGCTGTGCTCACTCCCTGTGAATTTTGAACATACACGGAACTATTTAGACTATTTAACTTTTCCACCCTTTCGCGTTTGCTCTAAAACCCACTCCACTTCCCCTTCACTTAGCACAAGGAGTGCTTCCCGTGCCTTTCGGGACGAGAACCCGTAGTACTCAATCAGAGCGGCTACACGCGCGTCCTGCTCCCGCTTCAACCACTTGGAGAACCGCTTGCGGGGACGCACCGCACCCCGCAGAAAGTCAAAGTGCATTTTTGAATCCAAGTGTGGACGGCTGTTCATCTCGTTTGCAGCGAACAGTGTGTCAGGGAAATACGACAAGCAGCGCGTCACCACAAACGGAGGATACGACTGCTTTGTGTACGACTCGCTCTCGTCTAGGAGCGGTTCCTTGTTCACATTGATCGCATTCAAATAATCAGATAGTCCGTAGGTCACTTGAACTTGCACTCCATCATCAACTGGACCATGCAGGCAGTCAGGTTGATTTCTGCGTCTGCCACAAACGCCGCCTTGTACTGGTAGTCCCCAAGAATAAGAATGGCTTGGGGAATGGATCCACTTTCAAGGTTCTCGTACAGCCCGTCGTACACCGCACGGAACACCCTAGACTGGTCATTATCCAAATTCTCCACAACCCACTTACGAACCCCTCCAAAGTCCTTGCCCTTCATGGACTTCACCAAGCCCTTGATCTGTAAGTCACCAATGGTCTGTAGAATACCTACATCAATCTTGCCCGACGCTGCGTACCGCTGCAACTCGTTCAGGGTTCGGCGGAAGTCAGGAAAGTGCTTGGACACCAGTTGAGCCACCACTTTTTTGTCGTACTTCACCCCTTCAGTCTTTAGGATTTCCTCTGCTCGTTTCAGGAACTGTACCGCCATCTGCGGCTTTTCCTTCTGCGGAATCCTGAAGTCAATGCACGTGCATCGGGAGTGCAGCGGCTCAATCACCCTGTTCTTGAAATTACAAGTCAGAATGAAGCGGCAGTTTGCAGCAAACTCCTCAATAAAGCCACGGAGCGCGGGTTGCGTGGACTGGGCGTTAGAGTAGTCAAATTCGTCTAGGATGACTACCTTCTTAACGCCTTCGGTAAGACTGACCGTGGACGCAAACTGCCGTATCTTTGTGCGGAGGGTGTCAATGTTTCCGTCCTCCGAGCAGTTTACCATGATCCAGTCACAACCAAGGTCGTTGCATAGTGCCTTGGCTACCGATGTCTTGCCTACCCCTGCTCCTCCTGAAAGGAGCAGGTTCTGCGCTTCCCCGCGCTCCACCATTTGAGAGAATGTTTCTGCCGTTTCTGTGGGCAGAATACATTCACCAACACTCTGTGGTCGATACTTCTCACACCACAGACCTTTCAACGCTTCGTTCGTAGTCACGCTCAAGCCTCGTAAGAAGAGTCTCCGTTCAGGGCAATCCAGTACGTCAGGGGTTCATTCTTGTTTGTAAAGCAACTCACAATCTTTTGGGAAATCGAAACACGGTAATCGCCCTGAAGAATCTTGAGATTGTCAACATCAAAGATGAACTCAAAGGTTGCACCCGATGTGTTGTCACCAACCTCAAGCGAATAGAAGTTGCTTGTGGTGTCACTCTTGTCCACCACGGCTAGTTCAATCTTGCTGCCGTCTTCAGAAGAGCGTACACACAAGTGCTGAACCTGAAGCACAGACGCGGCTTTCATTACTTCTGCGAAATCCTTTGCCTTCAGGTCAAACTCCACCACCGCAGTAGGCATGGTGATGCGCTTGTTTGTGGAAGTCACAAGATTTTGTGCACAGTAGTAGTACCGCACACTTGATCCGCCGCTCTTCACGGTGACAAAGTTCTCGTCAAAGATAAAGTCGGGATCCTTGAACAGGCTCACCGTGCCAAGAAACTTGTTCAAATCCCAAATGGCAAACTGTCGGGGGAAAGTTTCGTCCACACGGGCTTCGGCAAGAATATTCTTCGTGGACGAAAGGGTAGTCAGCAGATTACCCTCGTTCACTAGAATTCCTGAATTGATGGTTGAGAAGTTCTTGAGGATGTCCAAGGTTCTCCTGGAAATCTTCACTCCGGTTTCACTCTTCGTCTTCATAGTCATAGTCATCACGCAGATCCTTTCTTCCTGCATTTAAATCGTCCACAATATCTTTTAGGTGCTTCTTTTCCTCTGAACGACGCGCACTCTTGTGCTTTCTTTCAACACTCTTCCACGCCTTCTTTGCGCGAGTGTCTGTTTCCGATCTCCATTCTTTGTTGCTCATCAGAAGTCTCCAATATCCTCCGTAAGGTTGCGAAGCCCATTCTCTATCATGTAGTTGAGAATCTTACCTCTGCTAGGGGTAAAGGGCATATTCCATTCGTTTTCAATTTTTTCAACCTGCTTGGACGGCAAGTTAAGCAAATCAATCAGCGTCTCGTTGCGATTCCACGCAATCCGGTACTTTTCCTGAACGTGTCCGTTCTCGCGGATGAAATCCACGAGTTCCTTCATGCGCTTTCCTGTAAGGGGGTGCTGACGCTTTCCGTCTGTGACAAGACAATCGTCGTCTGAAAGAATGTTCGGAACACCGTCCGATGAGTCGCCCTTGATGATGTGTTCCATCAAGAACTGCTTGGGGTTCTCTACTTCCACAAACTTCTTTTGTAGTGGCGAGTACTGTGCCACCCCAGGAAAGATGTGGAGTTGAGAAAAGTCCTTGTCTCCGCTCAAAATGAGTACCTTTTCGGTTTGGTAGTACCGCTTTGCAAGGTACGCAATAATGTCGTCCGCTTCGCACCCGCTCACAGCAATGGTGCGATACGGAAACACTTCCTTGATTTCGTCGCGCACAGTGTTCAGGATACGGTAGAACTCGTCCCACTTGGCTTGATCGTCCTTGCGAGTCTGACGGCGATTGGCTTTGTACAACGGAAAGAATTCGCGCCGCCACGACTGTCCCGAGTCATTGCAGATCACCAGTTCACCGTACTCACGATGAAACTTCTTGCGATACGTTCGGTACGTGTTCAGCACTATGTGCCGCACCAAACGCTCATCAATCTGTCCAACGTCTCGCTCTTGTGCAAAGATGGAGGACATGAGTACCTGCGAGTTGTCAACTAGAATCATTGCTGTACCTGTAGAATGAGGCAGTGCTTGTTGATACGACCGTTTGCCTCTGCGGTCTTGGTTTTCACACCATTCAAATACCGAACCGCTGCGGAGAAAGTCTTGCGGCATCCACCTTCGTTCATCAAGAACTCTTGTGGCTTACGCACGGTTTTCTCAAACGACTTGCCTGTGTCCCAACCGTAGACAGTAGACCCCTTCACATGGAGTCCTGCCTTTGGTTCCACCGCTACAAACACGGTTGCCTTGTTGTTCTTGGTGTTGAACACAATGAGTCCTTGTGAACCAATCATACTAGCAGGCGGCACAGAAGCAACTCCAAACTCGTCACTTTTGGGCATAAACTTTAGCCCACGAACTTGGTGTTCCGGTGGCTTGACTTTGCGCTTCCGAGGCTTTCGTACTTGCTTCAGCAGCCCCATGCGGTCACGCATTATTTGAACAGCGGATTCAAATACTCCAACCGCTTGCTTCAGGTGCTTTGGTTTGAAATATGAGTACCCCTCCACTAGGTCGGAGTCTGTTTCGTCCAGTGCTGCCCGTAGATCCACAGCCGTCCGCAGCAGGCGGTCACGAATCACCGCAGCGACGGGTCCGGTCATTTCTGTGTTACGTACCCACCGCGTTAAGGGTTCTTCCTTTGCCTTGCCTGAAGTAATTGTGTTAACGGTGTTGTCAATCACAGGCTCTAAAACCGTTAGGAGGGCGTTTGCCTTTGCCTGAATTCGTTCTTGCACATTGGGTCGGTCTGCTCCATCGGAAGCCGCTGGAGTGGCTTCCCTAGCCTCTGCAAGCAGTTCCCCCGTCCACTTGTCCATTTGCTCCTGTTGGGCAGGGGAGAACGGGAAACCACGGCTATGGAGACGGCAATACGGAGCCAATGTCCGTAGGGTAGACTTGCTGCCTCGGTGACACACCCGTGCTCCGTCCTTGTCTCCTCGGGTTTTAAGATATTCGGCAACCCACTCCTTTGCCTGTGGAAATTTAAAGTTCTCCCTGTACCAGTACAGGCACTTGTCTAGTACAGACTCCAATTCCTCGGGCGTGGAGTCGGTAGGGAACAGAGGTTCGGACAGGAGACGTTGCCGCGACGATTGACGAGTCATGGTGAGCATAGTTTGCTAAAGTTGTTGATCTTCTTGTATACTAGCACATTTGGGAACTTGTCAA